ACTTGAGCAGAACCACCTGCACTAGCAATCTGATTAGAAAGAAGAATTGCTTCCATATCTCTCTTGATCTCTTTTGCTGCTTTTGCAAGTTGATACGCTTCCTCACTCTTGCGACCTGCTTTATCTACTGCTTCTAAAGTTCTACTGATAGAAATAGTTTTTTCGCTGATCTGACAATGGTTTGATAATCTGGTAGTTGCAGATAATGTTGCTGTTGAAGCATCTGCTCCCTCAACTGCTGCATTACCAACGTTAACTGAAGCAAGGCTATCAGTTTGCCATTCATGCAAAACTCCTGTGGCTTTCCCCTGTCCTACACTATTCATAAATGGGGTATCAGTTGGAGAAATTGAGTATATTACATCTTGTAAATCCTCTCTCTCACCTACTGCACTATGTGTTGAAAATGTTGCCATTTTTTAAATCTCCTAAATAATTTTTTCTAAAACAGCAGCGACATCTTTAATTTTTCCAGTATGTCTTGCTCTGTCTTTAAGTTTGTTTACCCTAATTCTTTTATCATCTCTAGGTTGACTAACACCTGCTTTAATCATTTTAGGTGCTTTATTAACCTTTTTAATAGAACTAGGAATTGTTTTTTGTAACTTTTTTAATTGATAAAGTCCATGTAGCATTTCGGCGTACCTACTATCATGCTGAAAAACAGCCACAGGAATTTCTTCATCAGTAAATCCAAAATAAGTTTTTGCAAAATCTCTTAACTCATCTTGATATTTTGATGCTGTTTTTGGATTAGCAAGTTCTGGAACTCTCTCTTTTATACGCACTCTTTCAACTTTTAGACGTTCTTCCATTAACCTATTATTTTGAAGTTGTTGCTCTTGGGCAAGCCTCACTCTCTCGGCATGGATTTGCTGTTGTTGTTTTTCTCTTTCTTGCTGTTCTGCAAGTTTCGTCACATAAGCTACAGGATCGGATTCTTTTAAGCCTGTTAAATCTTCCTTTTGCTGTGATAAAAACTGATCTATTTGTTGAAGTCTTGCATCATACTCTTGACGAGTTTTTGTAACTTGATCTAAGTCTTTAACCTTAGATTGTAAGTCTGTTTTAATCCCATCAATTTCTTTCTTTTCATGAGCAAGAGTTTCCATTTTTTTTCTAACATTGGCTTCTAACTGATAGTTTTTAACCAAATCATCTAAAGTAACCTGATGTTCTTCACCTTCTGCTTTTACGCTAAAAGTTTGAACTTCTGGTGCTTCTTCTTCTATGGTTTCATTATCATCAGTAGCTTCTGTTTCTTGTTGCTCTTCTGCTACAACTTCTTCTTCAACAACCTCTGCTACAGGTGTTTCAACTTCATTGGTTTCTGCTGACTGTTCTTGAGGTTGATCCTGAGATGTCTCTTGATTGTCATTCATTAAACCATAGATTTTTTCTGCAGCTTGGGTTGTACCCAACGATTCTATGCCTTTGTTTTCGGTAACAGTTTCGTTCATTTTATTAAGTTCCTATGTAAAAAATAATTTCTTTGCCTTTATTTTATTAGTAACAGATAATGATTCAAAATGATTCATAATCTCTTCTAATGCTTTAATTTTTTGATATAAAGTTTCGCGTTCTTCGTATTGATAAGTTTCTGAATTTTTTATTGCTTCTAATTTTAATAATATTAATCCTTCAACTTCTTCTTTAAATTTAGTTTTTGTTAAAAGTTCTTTTGCTTCTTCTGGTGTCATTAAGCAAATCTAGGGTTAGTTGTTGAAGTTGATTTATTTGTTTCTGCTTGTTCAATTTGTTTTGCCTCTGCTACATCAACAAAATCTTCTGCTCCAGTTTGACTAAAATAAGGCACATTTCTTGTTACTGCAGGTATGCCAAATTCAAACTGATAAGGTAACACATCTGTAAATCCTGCAACCCCTGATCTAAACATTGGATTTGCTTCACTAGATAACAACCCTGTTAATCCTGTCATTGGGTCAACTCCATAAAATTGTGGGTTAGCAGGTAATGGTGTTGGTAAAATTTGCGAACCACCTGTAATTTGTAAAGGAACTGTTGGAGCATTTGGATTGATTGCTGAAACTAAATCTGGTACAGAAAAATCAGGCGAAGAAAATCCTGCATCAATAGCAGTTTGATCTACAACATTTACAGGTTGATCTACAACTACTGGTGCATCAAATCTTTGTGCTTCATCACTTTGAGCAATATTATACAAAATATCGTAAATATTCACTAAGCCATCTGCGTTACTATCTCCGTAATTACCTGTTTGAGCCTGATCCATATAAAAATACCTATCGGCATCTGTTAGTGGTCTACCAACTTCACTTAGAAATTGACTTTGAAACTGACCTTCTGGAGATTGTGTTAAATAATTTTTAACTTCCTCTGGTGTCATTGTAGTAAAAGTATTTAAAATATCAAAGCCATCATTAAAAGGACGACCTAATACTTCTTGATATAACTGATCTACTTCAAATTCTGTTGCCATTATGTTGTTCCTAGTAATCCTTGATTAAAAGATAAATTATCTTCAATTGCCATTATCTTATCCTTTAATATTCCAATAACTCAATTAATTTTTTGTTTTTAATTAATTTTGTTTTTGGGTTATTAAATTTAAATTTATCTTGCACAAAATATTTAAATGCTGGTAATCCTTGAAGTTCATATTTTTGTTTATAAAACGCTGCAATATCTTCTTCCGAATACCCATACATTTTTCCTAAACTATACGCATTTTGATCTTTCAACGCTTTTTCTAATTTTTCTACATCATCTTTAGATTTGCCAATAATTAAACTCCCCATTCTGTCATCTTTATAACTGAACCCTGCAGCATTTAATTTTTGTTCTAAATCTCCTGATTCGTAATCAAAGCCTAAAGGATTATTATCACCAATTATTTCAATGTTTTGTGCTTTTACGTTTGGGTCTGTAAATAAACTTTCTAAAGATTCTTCTTCTGATCTAGCTTGTATTACATCTCCTTTAAAAGCCATATCTTCAAAATCGGCTTCTTTTTTGCTCAAAACTTCGGAATCTACCAAATTTGATTTTTTTATTGGCATATCTTTTTCTAAATTAAATTCATTTGAAAGTAACCCTTTAGGATTAATAGAACCTACTGGAGGTGGTAATCTTTCTAATGCTCCACTTGTTAATACAGCATCACCTAATAATCCACCTGTACCAACTAACGCAGCTTTAGTTGCTCCTGCAGGACTTAGTAAAGAAGAAACTAACTCTGTTGTTTCTGGCAATAAACCTTGTTCTGGTTTAGGCAAAAGTCCTAATTTTGTTAAATAATCTGTGCTTCCAACTACATCTTCTGGTTTTATCATTCCTGATAAAGTCAAAGGCAATGCAGCCAAATCAACAAACCCTGTTGCAGCCTGTGGTACCCCTCTTGCTATGCCATAACTAAGTTTTCTTAACTCTTCTAACATTATCTACCCATCATTGCTTTTTGTTGATCTAATTGAGTTTCAGCTAATAATTCTTGTTTCTTTAATTCTAATTCAGCCATCATTTCATCACGTTTTAATTGTAAATCTGCCATCATTTTTTCCCTCTTCAAAGCAATATCTGCTTCTGCTTTTTGTTTATCTAACATTAATTGTGCCTGTGCTTGTTGCATTGCTGCACTTACTAATGGATCAGGTTGTTTAGGTTTTGGTTGCGATAATGCTTGATCTATTTCTGGCGGTATTTCTCTAAAGAATTGTTTTGCATCTTTGTAACCAGATAACTCAATAAACTTTTCTAAAGCATTGCGATACTGACCTACACTAACTAAAGGATTACTTGTTCCGTATCCTTTAATAATCTCTTCTTGTTTTGCCATTACCATTTGAAGTAATGCCATTTGCTGTCTTTGATCTCCAGTTCCTAATCCAACATTAATACTAATATCATATTGATTTTCCCATTCTCTCGGATCAACTTCAATATATTTACCTGCTAACCTAATTGTTCTTGGTTTATCCATGTACTTTGCTGATAATTGCAAAATACCTTGAAACATACTCTTTATTCCAGTTTCAGCAAATATTCTAGCTATCAGTTCAATTTTACCTGTAGCTGCATTTGTAGATGCTGCAATCGCTGCAGCAGTTACATTTTGCAAAACATCAGGTGCTAATCCCTGCATACTATCTGTAATTCCAGTTCTTTTACCTTGAACGCTATCTAAATATTCTAATATTGGAAACGCACCTTGGCTAACCTGTGGAACTGTCATTGGAACGACTGCATTTGGTGTTTTCATTCTAACAACACCACCTGCACTTAGATTTAATAAATCATCTAAATTAACCTGTCCTTCTACCGCTCCTAATCTTGGTGCTAATGATAAATATAATGAATCTAAAATTGATCTTGTTATTGCTGTTTTCTGCTCTTGTATATCCATTGCTCTATCTGCCAATGATTGACCAAAAAACTTATGTGGCAACGGATAAGGGCAAATACTGTGAAAAGGAACATAATCTGTTTCTTCATTTTCTAGTATTTCATTTGACGTATATACTATTCTTCTTAACTCTGCTTCATCATCTTTATCATAGTCAACGTATATATAACATTCATAGATTTCTATTTCTTGCATTGCCCTATCAAGGGAATCCATCTCATAAGGTTGTTCGCCTTGGCTGTATCTTTCATTGCGTTCTGGTGTATAAGATAATTCATCATAGGCTGCCAAATTATTTACAACCTCTGCATCATAACCCAATGAAATTAAATCTGTTCTAGTTAATAGTTTTCTATGCGCAACAAAAGGGCTATCTTCAATTGTTTTTGCTGTTTTACTAATTAAAAACTCTTCTGGTGGTAAAGAATCTATTTGTATTTTTCCAACACTTTCTTTTTTCTTAACCACTACATCATACTTAACCAATGGTGGCAAAGCCATTCCATCTGGTCCTAACTCTTCAACTTGAATTTCTTCTTTTGATTGTTCTACTACTTCCCTTGTATCATCTTGAAGTAATAATGCTAATTCTCTTTCTGTTAAACCCTTGTAGCTTTCTTTTTTCGTGGTGTCCTTTTCTTCGTAGTAGACTTTGAAGATTCCGACTTTTTGGAGTAAGGCTGTTTTAAAGGTTTCGTGAAGGATACCAAATCCATCATTTTGCGTATTAAAGACCCAATTACAGAAATGAGTTGCTTGTTCTGCTGTTTTTTCTCCATTTTCATTCTTTGCCTCAAATTTAACTACATTATCACTAGCTGTAAATATTCTCATCAAGTGAGGTAACGCACCATCAACTACCTCTGCAACTTCACCAGTTACAATACTGCTCCTGCCTTCAGTTTCCGTTCCATAAGGTTTTCGGAGATAAGCCTCCAGAGATTTCCGTCTCTGTGTTGTTGTTTCGCTCTCTATGTACCCGATTGCTGCGTTTATTTCTTGATCGACTATTGCTTTGAGTCTGTGATCGTCCATTTAGTTTATGCTCCAACTCTAAGATTCTTTTTTCTAACTCTTTTAATTTTATTTGAGGATCAATCCCCTGTTTAAATAACATCATACGACCCACCTTGTATCTGATTTAGGTAAAACACTCCATTTTTCATTAGACATCATTTCAACAGCCATTGCAAGGTATCGCAAACAATCACTAGCATGGCTATGCTCATCATGTAATGGATTTGTTGGTTCACCTGCAGAGTTAATACTTCTTCTATATCTTTTCAAATGATTAATTAATGTTATTGTTTTATCTTTATCAAACCATATTCTAGGAAAAGTCATTCTTGTTTTAATAATGCCTTGTTCAACATCTCCTCTGCCTAAAATATAAGTACTTCTGCCCATACTTGACATCATTTCTTCTGTGCTTTTACCGTACTTAAAATCTTTATGATGCGCATCATGTGGCAAATAATCTGTACCCCAATGCCAATCTCTTGATTCAATCTCTTTAACGTAACTTTCTAAAGTTCTGTGCGAATCTTCTATAAAATCAATAATTCTAATTTCTGAAGATGCTACTTGGCAAAAGATAATAGCCATTGCATCATTCCAACCTAAATCCCAAACAGTATGAACTAACAACTGAGGATCATAAGGTATGCTTCTAACTCTACTTTCGCTGTAAATATCCTGTATTTCTTGAGTATATATTGCACCTTCAATTGTTGGTCTACACTTTCCCTCCCAAACAGTTTTA